CCACTTCTAACGAGTGTGGAACCAGAGATGATAAATGAGAAGTCTAACTTTGTGACGCATCTTTATCGTTCGAAGGGACCCGAATATGTGGTGCGCTTTTTGAAAGCAACCCATGAATCGGTCCAAAACCTCATCTTTGAGGAAGGACATACTCTAGTACACGAGGGAATTAGAATTGGAAAGGATAGTTCCGGCTGGCCTACATGGCTTGGATCTCGGCTTAAGCGCAAGGTCCTCATAGAGGACAGCATTGAGCATAAGCGTTTAATCTTTACTTTAGTAAGCATGAGACGACTTATCACTATAAAAACCTTTTCTAATTTTCAGTCTATCACCGACGCACCAACTAGCCAGATGCAAAGAAGCGATTTTAATCTACTTCTAAGCGGGCGGCTAGGGCGATCAGTAAAAGCCTACTCCAGACGGATAAGAAATCCGGAAATAGGGCAAATCGCTGAGACCAACAATGAAGGTCATATTACTTCTTACCGTGTCCCACGATCCTATCTTTCGATGAAATCGGGTCCAAACGGGGTAGCAATGTTCGCTTGATCGCTGGATAGGTTAGCTATTATCCAAAATGGGCTCCAAGAGCAATTAACCGCTTTCGCGGAGAATTACTTCAAAGGGCCTGTTGAGGACTGGGTAGAAGATAAGCTTTCTATCGCAAAAGATTTGGTAGATTCAAATCGCCAACTTAGCACTGGAAAGATTACTCTTACCTATGAAAGCGGGAAATTAAAACCCCGTATTTTCGCAATAGTAGATAGCCTTACCCAAACTCTCTTACAAGATTTGCACGATGATTTAATGGCGATTCTAAGGGATATACCCGAAGATTGCACATATAATCATGACAAAATAAGTGCAACGGCACGGGCGAAGTGACAAGCTGGCGTACGCTTTTATGGGTACGCTGACTTATCTAACGCAACCGACCGTCTACCTAATTGGTTGTATGAGATAATTGGCAACCTGCTCAGACCAGGACTTGGCACTGAGTGGCTTAGTCTTTTCGATAGGCCATTCACATTAAGTAAAACCGCTAAAACGGCCTGGGACACTTCGCAGGGACAGTGCCCAACGGCAATTAAATACGCTACGGGCCAGCCAATGGGTGCGCTAAGCTCGTGACCATTTATGGCGTTTGTACATCACGTACTTGTGTGGTGTGCTTTCGGCTCTAAAGAAGCAGCTTCTGGGCGTTACCACATTTTAGGTGACGATGTTCTCATATTTAATGAGACAGCTTACAGAAAATACTGTGAACTTCTAGATTTATTAGCACTTTCTTATACAGACGCGGTTTCCCGCACTGGTTTCGAATTTGCTAAGAGATTATTCCATAAAGGAATCGAAATCACTGGAGCGTATTCGCAAGCTTTATGAGCCTCGCGTCACGCGCCCGAAATTTTCGCCTTCGAATGAAGGAATCTACAGAGTAGAGGCTATGTAGCCGCAAAGATTTTTC